TATTCGCTGCGGCGAAAGACGATCTCGTCGATCTCGCTCGCGGTGTTGATGGTCGTGTCGACCTGCAGGTCGCTGCCCATATGTGGCATCAGGCGGTTGGCCTCGCGGTTGTAGCGCTCTGCAAGGGTGCGGGTCATCCGGCTCACTCCGCGTACTCGCCTTCGCCAAAGGCGCTGTCGGTGATGCGCTTCAGGAGGCTGGCATAGTGCTCAAGTGCGCCGACATGGCCCCAGTTGATCTCTTCGGGGTGGGCGTTGAAGTGGTCGTCGCTCAGGCTCGACAAGCGGGCCAGCATCTCGTCGATCTCGGCCTTCTTGCCGATGAAGGCGTTGAGTGCTGCTTCCTTGTTCCGCGCAGCCTTCTCGGCGCGAAGTTGGTGGCGGGGCGTTGTCTGGGGGTTCAGGCGGGTCATCGTGGCGGCTCCTTCGGGTGTCTCGTTTCGTTGTAAGCAGCTTCGCTCTATGGTGGGCGCTTATCCAGTATAATTGCAGCAATATCAGTGCTTTGATCGAGGCGTGGGGATCATCAAGTGTCATCAGCGACCCAGCCGATCGGAGTGATTGCAAAACTACTCGATCTGTCCGAACGGCGGGTTCAGCAGCTCAGCCGTGAAGGGGTCATTCCCAAAGCCAATCGCGGGCAATACGAGCTCGTCGGCTCGGTGCGCGGCTATGTTCAGTATCTGCGCGACCAGGCGGCGAAAGCGCAGGCCGGTGCTCCGGACTATGCGTCTGAACGCGCCCGTTTCATCCGCGCGCGGGCGGATTTGGCGGAGATCGAGGCCGATGAAAAGCGTGGCTCTGTCCTATCCGCTGAGGATGTCGAAGCGGCTTGGATTGCCGTCCTGGCGCTGCTGCGCACCCGGCTTTTGTCGCTGCCGGACCGGCTCGCGCCGCAGGCGCATGAACAAACGACGGTTGCCGACACCAGAAACTTGATCCGCGCCGCCGTTCGCGAGGTGCTCGACGATCTCGCGGAGACCGATGTCACACCAGCCGATCCTGACACTGACGGGCAGCACGACCTTGCGGCAGACGGTGCGGCAGGCGCTGTCGATCCTGCGCCCTCCGCCGGATCTGACGATCAGTGATTGGGCGGACGCAAACCGATGCCTGAGTTCGGAGGCCAGCGCCGAGCCCGGGCAGTGGCGCACAAGCCGGGCGGAATACCAACGCGGGATCATGGAGGCGATCTCGGACGCCGCAACAGAAACCGTGGTCATCATGTCCTCGGCGCAGGTGGGTAAGACGGAGGTGGTAAACAACGCGGTCGGCTATCACATCGACCAGGACCCGGCGCCAATCATGGTGGTGATGCCCACCGAGCGGGATGCGGAAACCTGGTCGAAGGACCGCTTCTCACCCATGGCGCGCGATACACCGTGTCTGCAGGACAAGATCGCCAACCCGAAATCCCGGGATGGCAACAACAAGATCCTGCACAAGCGGTTTCCGGGCGGGCACCTGACCATTGTCGGGGCCAACGCCCCGTCGGGGCTGGCCAGCCGGCCGATCCGTTTGTTGCTCTGTGATGAGGTGGACCGCTACCCCTTCAGCGCCGGGGCCGAGGGGGATCCGGTCAATCTGGCGAAGAAACGGACCGTGACGTTCTGGAACCGCAAGATCGTGCTGGTCTCAACGCCAACCAACAAAGGATCGAGCCGCATTGAAACGGCCTATGAGGAAAGTGACCAACGGCAATTCTGGGTGCCATGCCCGTGCTGCGGCACCGATCAGGTCCTGACCTGGACCCAGGTGAAATGGGACAAGGGCCCGGACGGGGCACATCGCCCGGAGACGGCGCGCTATCACTGTGTCGAGTGTGACGAGCCGTGGTCGGATGAAACCCGCTGGGCCGCCGTCTCTAAAGGACACTGGATTGCGCAGCGGCCCTTTGCGGGTACGGCCGGGTTCCACTTGAACGAGATCTACTCGCCCTGGGTCCGGCTTGAGGCGATGGTGCGAGCGTTCCTGTCGGCCCGTTCCGGTGGCGATGAGGCGATGAAGACCTTCGTGAACACCTCGCTGGGCGAGACCTGGGTTGAAACCGGCGATGCGCCGGACTGGCAGCGCCTCGCCGGGCAAAAGGAGAACTGGTCCGCGGGCACAGTGCCGGAGCGCGGGTTGTTCCTGACCGCCGGGGCCGATGTTCAGAAAGACCGTATAGAGGTCGATGTCTGGGCCTGGGGTCGCGGTCTGGAAAGTTGGCTGATTGACCATGTGGTCATTGAAGGTGGGCCGGGGTCCGAGGCCTGTTGGCATGAACTCGGTCGGTTGCTCAGCCGGACGTGGTCTCACGCCAATGGCGTGGCCTTGCCGATCAAACGGTTGGCGATTGATACCGGGTTCGAAACCAGCGCCGTTTACGCTTGGGCACGGCAAGTGGGCTTTGCGCAAGTCGCGCCCGTAAAAGGCGTCGAAGGCTTCAATCGGGCGGCACCCGTATCGGGACCGACCTATGTCGATGCTACCATCGGCGGCAAACGGCTGCGGCGCGGCGCGAAGCTTTGGACCGTGGCGACGTCCACCTTCAAGGCAGAGAGCTATCGGTTCTTGCGTCAGGATCGACCGTCCGAGGACGAAACCAAGACCGACGTGATCTTCGCCCCGGGCACGATCCACCTTCCGGGCTGGACCGACAGCGAATGGCTGAAGCAGCTGGTCGCCGAGCAGCTTGTGACCGTCCGCAACAAGCGCGGCTTTGCCAAACTTGAGTGGCAGAAATTGCGCGAACGAAACGAGGCATTGGATTGCCGGGTCTATGCCCGAGCGGCGGCCTGGATCACGGGTGCGGACCGCTGGTCGGTCGCGCAATGGGATGAACTGGAGCGGCAAGTTGCGGCTCCGAATGAAACTGACGGCAGCAAAGGAGCCGCGCCACGTCGACAACGCGTTTCTACGCGATGCCGGGCTGTTCGATCCAGCTATATGAGATGATCAACGTCGGGCTTTGAGCGCGCGGTTGCGATGGCCCGCAACAACGCGCCTGCGAAACTCTGCCAGCATCGCGAGATCGAACTCGATCTCACGCTGCTCGATGTCGTCGGCGTCAAACGCGCCCCCGACCCAACTGAGCAAACGTCGGTGCTCCGGGTGCTTGGGGTTGGCCACAGCGTCAAGGAATTCAAGGAACCCAGGGACGCCGCCAACATCTTCAGGCGGCGCACTTCGGGCGCCATCGACAAGTATCGGATAATCGGTGTCGGGGTCTCCGTCTCGGACATCCTCAACCACGATGCTGCACCGCCAGTCGTCGCCGAAGTCGTAAATATAGGAAAAGCGATCAATGCCGTGTTCAATCAGCTTGGAAAGGCGCAGCCCCTTGGCTTTGAACACGCGTTTTTCGGGGATCTCAAAACCGGGCATCGGGTCGCCATAGGCTTTGTCACCGATCCGGAATTCCCACATGTGGGCGTGCTCCCACCGCATGACGGCCTGAATGACGTCATGCAGGGCCGACAACGTTGCGCCGGTGGGAACGTCTACACGCCGCCAGATGCGCGGTTCGATGTCTTCGAGTTCAATAAGAAGACGGAGAATGGGTTCGGACATTGGATCAAATCTCAGACGATGCACGGGCAAGAGTAGCGGGCTAAAGCAATGGCAACAATTGCAGAACTACAGGCGCGCAGGGACGCGCTGACGGCCGCACGGTCATCGGGCGTGGCCCGCGTCAGCTACGATGGCAAGACCGTCGAGTATCGCAGCATCGCCGAGATCGACCGCGCCATTGAAGCGCTGGACCGTGAGATCGCCAAGGCCGAAGGACGTCGAGTCATCCGGCATCTGCGCGTGACCACGGACAAGGGCCTCTGATCCATGGGGCTATTCGATGTGTTTCGACCCCGCTCTGGCGGGGCAAAAGGCGTGCGTGCGCGCCTCGAAGGGGCCATGGCGCGGCGACGCCTGCGCGGTTGGCAACCGCCGCTCGAGAATATCAACTCACTGGTCGCGGCGGGTGGGCCAAGGCTGCTGGCCCGTGCGCGGGAATTGGTGGTGACCAACGGTTATGCCGCAAATGCCTGTGAAGCCTTTGCCGCGAACCTCGTGGGCGACGGCATCAAACCGTCCTCTCTGATTGAGGACGCAGACTTGCGCGACCGGGTCCAGCGGCTCTGGCTGGCCTGGACGGACGAGGCGGACGCGGACGGGCTGACCGACTTCTACGGTCTGCAGGCCATGGTGGCGCGCGAGATGTTCGTCGCGGGCGAGTGTTTTGTCCGGCTTCGACCAAGGCGACCCAAAGATGGTCTGCGCGTTCCTCTGCAACTGCAGCTCCTGCAATCGGAGATGCTGCCATTCGACAAGACCGAGACAGCCTCCAATGGCAATCGCATCCGCTGCGGGATCGAGTTCGACAGGATTGGGCGGCGCGTGGCCTACCACTTCCGCCGCCGTCATCCGGGAGACACAACGGATCAGGGGGAGGTCATTCCGGAAACGGTCCGTGTGTCGGCCGAGGACGTCCTGCACATCTTTCGGCCTATAGATGCCGGCCAGATCCGCGGACTGCCGCATGTGGCTCCGGCCATGGTGCGGCTCTTTCTGCTCGATCAATACGACGACGCCGAACTCGACCGCAAAAAGACCGCAGCGATGTTTGCCGGTTTTATCACCAAGACCGCGCCCGAAGAACCGCTGATGGGTGAGACCGAGGATGCCGAGGACGGCACCGGGATCGCCAGCCTGGAACCTGGCACGCTGCAGGTGCTGCTGCCGGGCGAGGATGTGAAATTCTCAAGCCCCGCTGATGTGGGTGGCGGGTATGAGGCATTCCAATACCGGACTCTTCTCAGCATCGCGGCCTCCGTCGGGCTGCCGTATCACCTGGTCACCGGCGATGTCCGGCAGGCCAACTATTCGAGCCTACGCGCCGAGCTCGTCGAGTTCCGCCGCCGCATTGGGCAGCTTCAGCATGGGGTCATCGCGCATCAGCTTTGTCGTCCGATCTGGCGGCGGTGGCTGGAGGCGGCGACGCTCTCTGGCTCGCTCGACCTGGATGATCTCGACACCGCGGTGCCGGTGCAGTGGATCCCGCCGCGCTGGGATTGGGTAGATCCGCTCAAAGACATCCAGGCGCAGCTTCTGGCCATCGAGGCCGGGCTTTTGTCACGCCGCAAGGCCGTCGAGGCCACAGGCTACGACATCGAAGAAATCGACCGCGAAAACGCCGCCGACCGGGATCGGGCGGAGGGGCTCGGCCTGACCTACCGCGCAAGTCTGGGAGAGACACAAGGCGCGCGCGCCACGCCGAACCGACCGCCTGAGGACGACGGCGACGGCGACACCACCCAACAGGAGTGAGCTTATGAACAGCTGGTATTCGATCCGGGCTCGAGACACGGGCGCGGAACTATCGATCTATGACGAAATCGGCGCCTATGGCGTGAGCGCCAAAGCCTTCCTTGCCGACATCGGCGCGCTGGACAACAACACCGATCTGGAGTTGCGGATCAACAGCCCCGGCGGCTCGGTCTTCGATGCCGTGGCAATCTACAACGCGCTGCAGCGTCACGACGGCAAGGTCACGGTGACCATCGACGGCATCGCTGCCTCCGCCGCCTCGTATATCGCCATGGCAGGCGATGAGATCGTCATGCCCGAGAACGCCTTCCTGATGATCCATGATCCCTCGGGGCTGGTGATGGGAACCGCGGGCGACATGCGGGACATGGCTGAGGCGCTCGACAAGATCGCGGGCAGCCTGATCAAAGGCTACGCCGCGAAATCCGGCAAACCCGATAACGAGATCGCTTCGTTGATGGCAGCCGAGACCTGGTTCGATGCAGCAGAGGCTGTGGAGGCCGGACTTGCTGACCGTGTGGCCGAGCCTGTTCGCATCGCTGCGCGGTTTGACATTGCAGCCTTCCGCAATGCGCCGCCGCGTCTGATCCAAGCAGCGACGGACGAACCGGCAGTGGACGCCCTGCGCAAGACTGCAGCGGAAGAAGGCGAAAGCGATACGCCAATCTTGGATCCGCCGCCGCCTGCTGTGCCAGATCCAGTCCCTGATCCAGATACAATCCGAGCCGAAGCAATGGCCCATGCCAAGGCGGTCGTCGATCTTTGTCGCCTCGCAGGTCAGGCGCAGCTGGCCGCTGGCTTTCTGGAAAAGAACACCAGCCTCGAGGCCGTGCGGGCCGCACTTCTGGACGCGCGCGCCAAATCCGATCCCGACATCTCCGCTGCCCATCCGCAGCCCGGATCGGGCTCCGTCGCAAAACCCTGGGGCGACGTCATCGCCCGGACCTTCAAGCGCAAAGGACAGTGACCTATGCCCACGCTTTCCGAAACAACCCATCCCGGCGGCTTTCTCGTCTGGGAGGCCTTCCGCGATTACACTCGCGAGGTGGTGACCATCGCCGCTGGCGACCTTCCCCCCGGCACCGTGCTGGGCCGTATCACCGCCTCTGGCAAATACGCAGCCCACGATCCCGGCGCCACCGACGGCACCGAGACCGCCGTCGCCGTGCTCTGGGGCAAGGTTGATGCCACCGGTGGCGATGTCGACGC